TATTAATACCTCACTGCTTTTGCCAAGTAGCAAACGAATTAGTAGTTTCCCAAAGACAAGCTTTTATAACTGTAAGACCTTCAGGAAGTTTTTCCTGTACTTCCTTAGCGAAATTAGCTACCATATTCTCAGCAGATGGCACAAAATCGTATTCTCTAATTGCCATATTTGCTTCCCTAAGAATTTTAACTATCTGCCTTTCAGTGCTATTATCAGGAAGTGTTTTGTTACTAATAAACATATGGTCAGGCACCACTTCTTTTAATATCTGATTCAGTTCTTTGAAATCCATAACGAATCCATACTGTTCATCAGGAACACCTTCGATAGTTACTTCAAGCTTATAGCTATGCCCGTGTAAATTTCTACAAGCGCCATCATACTTATATAACATATGAGCAGCTTCGAATTCTACCTTACGAGTAACTGTAATAGCCATTATATACATCTCCTTTAGAATAATCTATTTAATCCTAAATGCTTGGGCTTATATTGATAATTATGTGCCCATTCCAACAAATAATCAATGTTGTATTTCATTCTTTCGCGGTAATCAGTAGCAAGTTGCTCGTATGTATAACCAAAATGTTCAAATTGCTTATATAAATACTGTTTAGCTTCTTCAGAATAATTTACAAAATTGTCTTTATTGTTTTTCTGACGCTCACTGATATTGACTATATTGTATCTCTTGTCCATTATTCCGCCGTTAGCACCTACCATCAGCCACGTAGTACTATCTGCGCTATAAAAAGGAAACTGCTCCAGTAATGGTAATACAGTCATACCAAATGCATGCACTTTTACATTAGGATTATCTGAGCGTTTTATTATCTTGAATAAGTTGTCAAAATAAGCGACGTGCTGTGCAGTAGAAACTCCGTGCCTACCGCCGACTCCAATATAATCTGGAACCTTACCGTCTACCTTGGTATTAAGTATTCTTTCCAAATGCGATATTGGTTCACCAAAGTGATATATAGGTAATAGCTTATCCTTGTCAACAGTTATTCGTTCCATCATATAAAGATAATTTTTCCAAGATGCGTCCGAACAACTGCGCGCTGTATCAGTATCGAGTACTGGATAAGGAATTACATCCAACTGTGCCCATACTTCTATCTCAGGATGCTCGTTAATAAATGCAATATATTCATCAATATCAACCGTTTTGCCTGCATGAGCTACAGAGAACGCGCCACTATCTATAAATAATTTACCACGCTCTGTCTCTGCTGCATACTCAAGAACTGCTTTACGCTCATTTAACTGCGAAAATAATCGACAACATTTGTTCTTCTTAATATGAACATCTATGTCCTTATGTTGCGAGCCTGCGAAATATAGATTAAACGCCATAAATGCTCTCCTAACTTATATAAGGTTCATTGTCTTAAGATAATTATGCCAACTATTATCGTGCTTTTCAACTACGTAAGATATTGAGCTGTCAAACGTGCTGCCAAGTAACTTTCTAAGTTTAGCTTCACAATCGTTGAGGTCTTGCTTCTTGTATAAGTATCTTTCATCGTTATGTAATTCCACTGGAAAATCTTTCCAAATAGGATATAACGGCAAACAATGAAATGTTATAGCTTCCAGCAGTGTCCAACTCACCCAATCCTGATGAGCACAGTTAAACTGAACTTTTGCTCTGGAGAGTAAATTATAATAATCAAGTTTCGACTTTGAAGTATCTACTACCTCAAGATTAGTACATCTGCTGAGTACATCATCAAGTCTTTTAATTACTGCAGGGTCATTGGACATAACCTTGCGAGGTTTAACTAACTTAAACTGAATATCGGGACAACGTTCTACTAAATCAAGAAAAAACATTGGGTCTTTTTCTGCGTCGAATCGGGAACTGAAAAGTACATAATTGTCCTTTTCAAATTCTGTATTGTTAAAGCCCATATCCACTAACTGCGAAAGTAACTTAGTAGAATTATATGGCAATCCTATATTATAAATATTAGAATTACCAACACCCGCATCTCTAAGCAGTTGCTGTAAAATAGCAGAAGTTACAAAAATGAAATCGTACTGCTTTCCAAAACCTTGTTCGATAGGACGCATCCAGTCACGCATTGCATAAGCAAAATCTGTATCGTCCACGCTCTGTGCATGACAGAAGGTACCTATCTTAAAATTAATACCTGTAAGGTGTCTTACATAGAATAATGCTTCCACACCAGGATGCCAAAAATCTTCGAGATAAAATGTATCATTTTCTGTTATCTTACCTTCGTTGATTAATGCTACTGCCTGCTGTATCTGACTAAGTGCATAATAAGAACGTCCACAAGCATCAAGCACTACACCGTGGTTAATAGTGCCTGTTCCAATAGACTGTCCTTCAATACGAACAAAATCTACTCCGTCACGCTTGAAATTATCCTCTGTCCATCCGTCCTTGGCGGACATAAGGTATGTGTAGCGTTCCATATAAGGTTCTAAAGGCATATAGTATAGCATTTAATTTTCCTCCTTTTTCATTATCGGTCTATAAGAATAGTATCGGCTTCAAACATCATACCATCCAATGTATCAAGGTTAGTATAAGAAGAGTGATTATTCTTAAACACAATAACTTGATTATAATCGTCGTATTTAAATAACGAATTGTCTTTAACGATATTATTAGCTCCTTGTACTCTAAAGGTATATATAGGCACTACAATATCTTCTTTAACTATGTGTATTTCTGCTTGTGATAATGATTTTATTCCATCTACTTCAATAATAACTTTTATAGAATTGTTAGTGCAATAGTCTATAAAAGTTTCTGTGTTATTGAATCCAGGAAATGGTGTTCGACCAGCACCTAAATAAATACGATGTACATCATTCAGCTGTAACTGACTTATTATAACGGCTTCATCAATGATATTATCCGATGCTACAAATAATGTAGATATTCCTTTATCAAAGCCTTCTAATTCAGGACCTTTCCACACTCTAAACATACAAACTTAACCTGTTTTAGTCGATGGAACTATCATATGCATCGTTATATACGATAGCACCATTTTCATTGTCTTCAAATACAGAAACCTTAATTTTGCGGGTTGTGTCAGTACAATAAGTGCTTTCAATAAACATAATAATGTCTTTACACATCATTTCACAAGAGTACATAACAGGCATTGAAGTGATATTATTGGCTATGAACTCGTTTATTCTATTCTTCACCATTATAAATTCAAGTTCTCTGTCATCGTGAAATACTTCGATAGTTGCATTTACATAAAACTTATGACGGTGCTCGTTCCTAAGAAAAGCTACTTCGTCAGGCGCATTAGGATATTTGTGAATACCATAAAAGTCTGTGTTTATGCTGATAAACGTAGTCATATTATTAATGTCCTCCTCCTAAAGGTTCTAACGTAACAGGGTCAAGTTTTTCGCCATACCAATGATAAAATGCGTCAACATCACACTTTAAAGGCACTTCCAAATCTTTACCAGCGCGTAGCATACAACTGGACATAAGTTCGGCACATCTTGCAGAATTTTCCACAGGACACTCTGCAATGATTTCATCATGTACAGGAATTAACATTTTAAATCCTAAGTTACGCAACTCTTGATTATTATATAACTCTATCATTGCTAACTTTGTAAGGTCGGCTGCACTACCCTGCACACGAGAATTAACACATTGTCTTTCAGCATCAGTAACTTTTCTTGTATTATCTTTAATAGAAATGCCTTGAGCACGTATCTTGTCCAATAAAGACAGGCGTGCTTTATACTGTCTACAATTAAGCAATTGATTAGTCCACTGCTCGCATAATTCAAATGGTACTTCTGTGCTTATCTCTTCCTCATCATCAGCAAGTGGGTCAAAATCAGTAGGAACTCCATCTGTATATGTGAACTCATATAAAGGAAGTAGCATATCGGGTAATTGACGTCGTCTTCCCCATATAGTAGATACCCAACCGTGTTCGCGAGCCATATTCTGACTCTCGTCGATAAACTTAGCCAGTTCGGGGAAATTAGCAAGTACACTATCGTATATACGCTGAGCTTCTTTTGTAGTAGTATTCAACTGCTCTGCAATAGAAGCTATCTGTCTTTCATAAAGAATTCCAAGAACAATTTTTTTAGCCGCTCCTCTACGAGCTTTACCTTCTGGATTAGTAGTTCCATCAGGTCTGTTCTCTAAACACTCTTCGTAAGGTTTATTATATGCCAGCGACGCAATTTCAACATATACATCTTTATTATCCCTGTAGGCTTGTATCATTTTCTGGTCGTGTGATATGTGAGCAGTGACACGAACTTCCTGCCCAGAATAGTCGCAGGATAATAGCACTCGGCCCTTAGGCGCTGCGAAAAATTGTCTTATATCATGTCCAGCGTCTACAACTTCACCAGTTGTAAGTTTACGTGGATTCGACGGTATATTTTGAAGGTTAGGCGAATCAGAGCTAACACGACCAGTATCAGCACCGTATTGATTAAATTTACAATGTACTCTACCGTCGCTATGAACAATTTCGGGTATCTTATCCACATAGGTAGATAATTGCTTATTGAAAAATCTATTATCCAAAATAGCTGCTACAATAGGATGGTCTATTTGTTCCAGTATGTCAGCACCTGTTCCACGGGGATTCTTCTTATCCACAGCAGGTATCTTAAATACATCATACAGCAGTACCGCAAGTTGTACCGGACTATCTAAATTAACTGGGTCAGTTAATTTACAGCCTGGTGTAGCACGTTTATAGGCATCTATCTCGTCCTTATATTGTGCTAATACATCTTCACAACGCTTCTTAGTTCTGTCTGACATTTCGTGATACTTAGCGGAAATTGTCTTAGCATACTCCACATCAATTTCTACACCGTTTTCTTCCATCTCAATAAATACCGGCATAGATGCCATCTCTATGTTAAAGAATACATATGATGGACCTTCCATATTATACTTTGTGTACCCCTCACATTCAGGGTCAAGATAATATTTCTGGAATTCGTATAACTCATATGTTATAATAGCATCGTTCGCAGCATATAAATATGCAGTAGTCACAGGAATTAAATCAAACGGTATACCTTCGAACAACTTATCAAAACTAAATGCTTCGCCTTCGTTGTTTTTACAATACTTCTTATGTAAAGGTTTAAGTCCTCTACCACCACGCGGTTCATTGGAATTAAGTATTCTAGCTCCTATCGAAGCATCCCAATATATAGGTAACTGAATTCCTATGGAATGTTTAATGAAGCGAACATCGAAAGGTGCGTTGAACCAAATAGTTTTAACATTGGCGTCTACAAGACGTTGTAATTGTTCTTTTATAAACTCCTTAGGTAACTGATTATCTATAGGAGCTTGTGTTATATAAGATATATGGGCTACCGGCACATATGCCGCTTTCATACCTGGTGTGTATATACACATACCAACTACGTGATTTTCTATAGGGTCAAGTCCAGTAGTTTCTGTATCTATTGAAATAATACCATTTTCGATACACTTATCCATATATTCAGCAAATTCTTCTTCTTTACGCAATAACAAGAATGTATCTTTCTTATTAGCGAATTTAGAATTTACTAAAGTAACTATGGACTGTATCTTATCCATAAGGCTTCCTCCACCTTTAATTGTTATGGTGTTTGAGGTTTTTGCCTGCTTGGATTTTTTCGCTAAATTCATATCTTTTTTAAGAGTGGATTTAGCAGATGGTAAATTAAAAAATCCTGCCATATACTAACTCCTTCTCTAATTAAATTTTCAAGTTAGCATTTATGATGTGTGGTTCATTTACAATGTGTACAACACATCATAAATGAAATATATCAAATCAATTAGAGTGGAATATCACTATTTCCAGAGCCGCGTCTGCGAGAAACTGTATTAACAGAAACATCACGTCTACGTCTTACCTCTGTATCGTTAGTGGGTTGATTAACAGGGTTACTATCACCTGTTTCAAACGAACCGGTCTGTACATAAGTAAGAAGTTCGTCATAGGTCTTTTCAAGACAATATGTGCCAAGTATATCAGGTATTTCAGGAAGGTCTTCCATAAGAGTCTCGTCACATTCCTGAACGTACATTTCGTAAGTAGTATCCATACTGCCAGCTTCGCCGTTTCTCTCGATTTCTACCGGATAAGAAACAAGAGGATTATACTTATTACAAAGTTCCTGAAGCTGTGGATAGAAGTTCTTACCTCTTTTCCAAATAACAACTTCATCAGTCTCAACCATATGAAGAGGTATGTAGAACTTAATTGCAAGCTTATGCTTAGCTTCGCACAACGGGCACGCTGAAAGTGGGTCTGCATAGTCACGCAAACAAGTTACGTCCTGTCTGTAACCGTTTACCATAACTTCGTGCACGGTGTAACCGTCCACATCATCAATGCTGTTGAACATAAAGTGTACCAGTGCTGTATCCTTATCATTCTTCAATGAAAAATACTTTCCTCCAGATACACTATACTTGTCCAAATCAGCTGCTGGGTTAAATTTTGCCATAATTCTTTTTACTCCTTTGCTGTTTGAATTTTTCTGTTGTTGGTTTATAGGTGAATAGTTTCAGGTTTCTTTTCCATAATCCGGTAATTTAGGAAAAGAATATATATTATAAGGTTGAGTAGTTGTCAGGTACTCAACCCAATAATCTTATATAAATATGTACGTATATGTAGTTTATATAAGTACATATAACAGTGTAACACTTTATGTAATAAAAGTCAAGTAGGAAATGACATTTTTTAATATGTTACACAAACAATTTAGGTCATTTTACTTTAAAAATACGTAAAAGTTTCGCATAATTCGTCAAATTCAGCTTTCGACAAATCATTTATATCCTTACCTTTAGGAATGATAAAATCAGTAATCATTCTCTTGCCTTCAAAATACTTGTGAAGTTTTCTACGTCCGTTATCCCCAGCGTCATCTGGGTCGAGTCCTAAGATGAATTTTCGTATAGGAAGTTTCTCTAATTGTTTATACTGATTAGGTGTTCCTGTACCATTAAGAGCTACCGCTGGGCGCCCATATACCCAGCAAGTAAGAGCATTAAACATAGACTCACATATTATTAATTCCTTAGGTAACTCATTTCCATAATATTGGTATAACTCATATATGCCATATACAGGTTTCACAGCGTCTTTTGGATAATGGAAAAACTTTGTATCAACACTTCGCCGAGCTATAAACAACGCATTACCCTTCTCATCTTTAACAGGAAAAGTAATACACCGATAATTTATAAACCCACCTGTCTTAGTCGATAACTTAAAATTTGGGTCGTACCCTATGTCAAATAACTCAATTATTTCATCCGTTAATTTTCTCTTATACATATACGGGTGTGTATATCTATAGGAATCTAACTCTTCTTCTGTTATATACTCCGCAGGTAATATAATATTAGAAGATTTAGGGTGACGTTCCAGATTCAGTGTAATAGGCTGACGTTGTTCGGTTTCTAAGGTTACGAAATTCTTTGCTAACCATTCGTTACCAAATCTACCCTTATCGTCCTTACCAAATAAAGCACTAATCATTTCATTAAGATTAGCTGTATATCCGCAAGTAAAACAATGAACAGTGCCGGGCTGAACTACTCGTCCATCCGCATATCTTATCTGTGTAGTAGTAATACCACAAGAAGGTTTTCGTTCTTGTCCTTCTTTATGCATAGGACAGCTAAACTGAATATGGTCAGTTATTTGACGCATTGTACCGAATCTATAGGTACCATTTAGAGCTAACTGGTCTTTTAGCTCCTGCAATATATCCATCTCATCTGCTAATATAGGCAGACCGTTTAATAGGAACAAGGTTAATCACTCGTTTCGTTTTTTAAGATGATGTTCACTCCAAATGTATAGTCACTATTAAAGAGTAGAAAATTAGGGCAGAGCTTGTATATATTAGAAATATAAGGTAATTGAGAATATGGAGTTCTGCCATCGCCAATTTTAAATCTTGCAACGAAAGTTTCATTCTCACCCTCAGTTTCCACTAACAATTCCCTGTCATGCAGTATATAATCTGATAGTTTATTAGTCATTTCTTCTCTTGTCTTATATTTAACTACAATATTAGTTATTTTAGAATTATTCATAATTTATATACCAGCCTCCGCAAACATATCATTCAATCCCTTACGTTCACCAGCACGTATTGGTTGTTTATTAACAACAGGTTCGGCTGGTCGACGTTCACTATAGGAGCTGTTCGTATTACGTTCAACAGCTTGACTTGCATCCATATACTTCTCACTATATTCAAATGTACCGTGGTCAATATCCCATTTATATGAGAGTTTAACATTAACTGGACCGTTTCTGTTCTTCTTAACCACCATATTAAGGTATTCTCCATTTTGACGTATAGAAAGAACCTTAGTAGCATTTTGTGCTATACCATCACTATCACGTATATTTTCAAGTTCTGGTACGTCCACTTCAACCCCTGTGGCACCTCTATTAGCTTGTACAACAGTAACAATAGGTATACCCAATTCCAAACTAAGTTCCATAAGGTCTTCGGAGATATTTGTAAGAGATGTGGTCTTATTATCTCCGTGCTTATAACGTTCGTCTGTTAGATAAGTGATACCGTCAATACACAACATATCCAACCTATGCTGTAAACAATAGTTTCTTAGCTTAGATATTGTGATACGTTTATTGAACTCGGCAGGTGTGCTTACATAAATATCGTAATCAATATGGTCTTGTTTTATTTTATTTACGTAGTCTTCATAATCAGGTATATCATTACCACGTGTTAAAGCCGAATTTGAAAAATGCTCATTAAGTGTATCAAAACGATATCCAATAGCATTACAACTCATCTCTGGGCTTATGTATCCAACATTTTTGCCAAGTCCCCATACGTGAGTCGCTATCTTAGTAAGTATCCAAGATTTACCTTGGTTTGTTCTTGCTACAATAACTACAAACTCCTCTCCCAAAGCAAATCCGCCAATAACATCATCAAGTTCAGGAAAACCGGAGCTAAGCATCCAAGGTTCTTCCGAATCCTTTTTCTTTTGGTATTCTTCATAACGGTCTTCTATATTCTTAATAACACCTACACCGTTACCAACATTTCCAATATTAAAACCGTTTAATCGCTCACGTAAGAAGTCTACGGCATCGAAGGATGTTTTATTTGTAAGAATATCAGCTGCTTGTTGCAGCATAGGAACTACTTGCGAATACAGATATTCTTCATTAACTTTATTCACAAGATAATCATCCGACTCATAAACATCCAAAACTTCAAAATCATCAAAAGTTTCTAAAAATGTTGCGATATCAGGCACATTACCATATTTACGATAATGGTCCATAATAAAATTATAATAGGCTTCATAACCTATAAAATGATTCTCTGTAAGGTCGTTATTAATTATTATAGTTGGGTCCTTAGCTTTTAATACTTTACTAAGAATTTGTAAGCATACCATTAATTATCACGTTCCTGACTGTGGATTATTTGATTCCTGTGCCTGTATTAATTTTTCAATAATACAAACAAAATCATTATCATTATGTATTTCTTGATTGAATTCTACGGAGGTGCTATTAGAGCACATACAATAATATAATTTTTTGTTAAAGGACATTAACTCCATTGGTGAGATTGTACTAATATAAATATTAGATAAACCATTAATAACTCTGTTATGTGTCAGTCTGTATAACCAAGTTAATTCAAACGGTGAATATTCAGTTAGAAACAAATCATCCCACACAACTATCGGACAGCTTTCTATATCCTGTATATATTCTTCTATTCGAGAGTTTGTATGATTTGGATACCGTTTCAGGTCTGTTAAAAGAGTTGTGGCACTCACATATAAACCGGCAACCCTATGTGAACCATATCTACTGGCAATTCTAAAATATTTATTAAGAACAGCTGCAGCCCAAGAAGTCTTGCCTGTTCCTTCGTCACCATAATAATATGCACAAAAACCATTATCTATAAAATATTCAAGATTATTGAATAAGTATTCTAAAAATCTTAATGTAGAGGAGTTAGTAACCGTATTCGGGTCTAACTTTAAAATGTTGCGATATCGTTTAGGTAAACCTGATGTTGCTATAAAGTAGTTCATATTGTCCCCTCTGCGACACAATTTTACACACACATCTTTTTTACCGTAATCTGGACATACTGTCTTAATGTAGCAATATTCCGGATTTAACAACGAATAATAATTATCATCCTTCAATATATAAACACTCCTTATATTTAATCTGGCATACCTGCAAACTTCGGGTCGTCTTGTATACGGCGCGATTGCCTACAAAGTTTACGTCGTTCCTCTGTAACACAGTTCACAAATTCCTGAATTGTACGAAATTGCTTCTTAAGCTTTTCTTCTTTTTCGAAATCCTTACGACACAATTCTGGGTAGTTATTATCAATAGCAGTAGTTACAGCACTCAACATATCACTGTCTGTGAACCGTCTATGCACTAAATTATCTATACACTCACAAACTTCATCATAGGTTTTAGCACAACCCGCAGGCACTTCGCGAACATACTTCAGCAAGGCCGCTTTTAAATCAGTATTCATATACAGATAATATTTCTTCCACATATCGTCTATAGCACGTTCACGCTCTTCGACCGTAGATACAGGTGTGACCTCAGCATTACGATTGTTTTCGGGTAAGCATAAATCCATATTTTGAAAAGGAGAATGTTTACCTTTAAAACTATTATTAGTGCTGTATTCAAACGACCAACTTAAATATCCGTGGTTATAAGTATTCTCAACTTCAGCTATTAACTGGTCCACAGACATTCCAGTTTTTTCTAATGTTACTAATCTGCCCTTAAACTGGTCAGCATCTATGCCACGACTTTGTTGTAGTTTACTGCTGTACTTAGTAAGTAAATTTCTAAGTGTTTCATTATTATCATATTTTGCAACAAATTCTTCTATTATTTTAGGAATTGCCTGCTCCATCTCATGTTGCTTATTCTTTTTTTCAATAGACCAAGGCTGTTCCATCACCATACTTCTGCTACTGTTTGCAACACAATAACTAACACTTTCCAACATATCTTCTACATACGAATATTTAGCAAGTATCTTTAATTGTTCCTGATACTGGAAAAGATTCAATCTACTCGACTTACCTGTCTTAGTATTAAATACACA